TTCAGCTTAAATGTATTGAATTCTATAACTTTTGAATTTATTTGATTGTATAGTAAGTAATATACTTAACGAATATCGTTTATAAGTATAAGTTATACACGATATTTTTATTTTCGCAGAAATTTTTTCATATAATCCATAAACTTGGATGGTTTTGGTGATTCACGTATATCACAAACATATACATCCCTCTTTCGACCTTTTTTTGTGTCTTGGTGTACAAAATCGCCTTGCTTATGTATGGATGTATTATGTATATTTTTGGAGTATTCCTTATTCACTTGTGGAACATCATATGAATCACGACATGTCAATACTGATTGGTTATCCCAAGCACTCTTAGTATTATATTCATGATTATCATGACTGTCTTGATGATTATACTCATGATTTTCTTCATGTTCACCCAAGTATATTGTTTCTATACTACCAATGCTATAACTGCGGGTAGATTTTTCACTACCACTATGTATATAAAATTCTATACTATTAGACCGACATGTATTGTTTATTTTACTAGATTGGTCCGAACTGTTATTTCGACTTCTATTTCTCATAATATTATTATATAATCTCATTATTTTATTTTCAATTGTTATTTTTATTATCTTGTAAAATTGTAATAATTTTCGAACACATCTCTAATATTTGTACTTGTTGATTTTTTAGAAATACTATTTCTTTTAACACGATATTTTGTTCCACTTCATTGTCATTTGAAATAGATACTATAGATTGTTCGGGATTTGTATCATCCTTATTCGGTATTGTAATATGAGATTTTCGTTTTAAAATATTTAAAATATTATTTACTTGTGTAGTTTCCGATGTATTATTTACTTGTGTAGTTTCCGATGATGTATTATTTACTTGTGTAGTTTCTTCTTGAAATGAAACCTTTTTTGTAGCCGGTGACGAATCTCTCCCATTATTTATCCAGTTTTCTGCATCATTTGATACTGGTAATAGTTCTAATTCTCGCTCTCGATTTGCTAGGCGCTCTGATATCAATCTGTCCATTTCATCACCAATTGGTTTATCTTCCATATCATTCTTATCAATGAAACTAATTTCGTCGGGTTTGTTTATTTTACCTAATGTTCCATTTTCGTCTTGATACTTCTGTAATTTCGTATTAAATTCACTTAACCTTTCCTGTTTCAAATCTTCTGCTTTATATACAACCTTGATTTTGGATGATTCTGATAAATTATGTTCTCTATATTCATTCTTTCCTTCTTTTTCTTTATTTATTTTTCCAATCATTTCTTCAATGGTAACCTTATTTTTATCGATCAAGCTTTCATTCTGATTGTTTAAACTAATATTATAAATGGTATTTTCAAATATATGTTTAATTTTGTCAAAATCGTTATTATTGATTCCGTCAAATATATTACTCTCTTGTAGAATTCCCCAAAGTAATCCTTTATTGTCGTTACTTGTGTATTCCATATACACAAGTAAATAGTTAATGTTTAAATTTTTATTAGATTATTATAATATTTCTATTTTTACATGATACTAATCACGATTGAAGTATTCATTTCTTAATTTGAATACTTCCGTATCATCTATTCTATTGTTTAAGAAATGAGATAATCCTTTATCCTTTAACATTTGAATAATAAAATAAAGACAATACATACCACATTCTGTATTTGTGCGTTGGTGTTCTATTTTATTCTCTTTTACATTAAAATCGATTCCTAATTGTTTTCCCTGGTCCACGATTGTTTTTATTAGTTTTTTTACTTCTTTTGGTGATTCATCCCCATTGCTATCAAAATATGTAATTGACTTATTCTTTATATTTAAAAATATGGCTATCCAATGAGCTCCCCCTTTATAGTGTGGGTCTGTGTTTAAGATAATTCCTATTTTATTCTTATTGCGCTTTATTTGTTCACTTAAGTTAAAATTACATAATTCTTCCCAAACACATTCACCATATAATTTATGAGTATCATAATCGATTGGTGATGGCCCTAGAAATTCGAAGCATTTATAGAATTTTTCATATTGTCTCATTACTGATTCTATGTCTAAACTACTCAACCATTCGTTTGGATTACGATTCCAAACAGTGGGTGCATTTGGGGCAAATGTATAATTTAATAATTCACTATTTAATTTACCTACCATAAATTTACTTCTTAGCCAACACGATTCACGATGACATATATGTGACATAGCATCTTTGAAAAACTTCCATATTTCCTTTGTATCACTCGTGACAATTTTATCGTGCGGATGTCTAGCATTCCAATAATGTTTCATTTTGCTTAAGGCTTCATCACTATAACAGGTATAATCTTTATTATTCGGATTTGGACTACACTGTGGTTTGAATTTTTCGTCATGATTATGATGTACTTTTTTATGATGTACTTTTTTATCCCGCGTTTTCCCAGTTTTTTTATGTTTCTTTGATTTGTTTTTTCTGGTCTTCATCATAATTATTAGTGATATTTTTCTTTTTTTCTGGACTATTGGTTTTGTCCTTCTTTTGTATTTTTTCTTCTTTTGGTTTTATTCCTTTCGTCTTATGTGCTGTAGTTTTAATATTTACATTCTGTTTTTCAGGCAATATTATTTGTTTTTTTGGAGTTGATGTGGTTTTCACTATATATGTGTCTAGATTTACTTTCTTTATACCTTCATTGTTCGTCATTAAATGATCACAATTTATAAAATCTATATCTGAAACTGATGCATTTGACATATCTATACATGTGTTGTTGATATCACCATTAGTATTATTGCTAACATCTTGATATTGTTTTTGCATCAATTCACTTGTGTCGATCATTTTTAAATGCTCTATACAACCCTTTATATACATATCAAACTGGCTTACCAAATGTCTATCGTCGATTTCATTCCTAAATAATTTTTTATTTAAATCCAATATTCTCTTTTTGTAAAATCGTTTGTCTGTTGTATATTCCAATTCATTTGACTTATTCAATGTACGATGCAATATTTGTTCATATTGTGATCTATTTGTAAAATAAGACAATGTCATACTGTCAATACTATTCATAGAAATATCCATTACATATTTATATGAATTTTTTATTACCATTATAACACTTAACATCCTATTCGAATGAATTAACAATCGTCTTGGCTAGTTGAGTCCTTTACATCATATCGAGTATGATTATTAAATAATTTATTTGCAATATTCATATTATTTGGATTGAATGGAGTAAATTCAGGTTTATCGAATAAAAGAGAATGTGTTTGTGGTTGAGGTACAAAATCGATTTTCGTTTCATATAAATCGCTCTTACTAGATGGTACCCACTCTGATTGCTCACATTTTTGCAGAGCAAAAAATTGGTTTCTTAATGTCGATTCTGTATTTACATTATTAGAAAATCCACTCCATGGAGCTGTTGCATTACCTGGATTAAATGTTTGAGTTGGTGAATAGGACTTATATTTATTCAAAGGAACTGTTGGTTTTTTATATTGGTCTAATACTTGCATATATCCATACTTGGTGGAGGTTGGACGAATCGAGTATTGTGGTTGTAAACTATTGGATGGAATATTTCTACTTGAAATACGGTTATTTATTTCATCTACACGCCCATGGTTGCATGTATAATAGCCATTGACAACTTGTGATATAGTATTTTTAATGCTCATTATTATATTATAGTAATAATAAATAAAATAAGAACATACCTAAATAACATATTATGTAAATTATTAATATACATAATATTTATATGCATTACTTGCATCAAACCTTTTTTGAAAGCGCCTTGTATTTATCTTATATACTTTATTTCGTTGCTTATTTTAATATTGGTCTTTACACTCCCGAATATCTAACCATGTTACAGTCTGTTATGAAATATTATGTTATCCTATTCTTGTTAATACGATTCAACCCAGTAGTCACAACCAAGTTTACCAACTTTGATAGAAAAGTTGTATTTTCCTCCGCGATATTTTTATTAACTACAACAGCATTCAATGACTATGCCAAAAAATTTGAACTGTTAGATTTAGTAAAAAACTGGAAATAACTAATAGATTCTTATTTTTCTTTTCCCTCACTCTACCGTTTTACCGTTTTACCGTTTTATTCTTGGATTTTATTTTTGTATTTGGTTTACGCTTGTATGTTTTGTCGGTTTGTTCGTAAAAAAACTTCTTTAAATGTTGCATCATCATTTTCCCAACAATATTGTCAATCTCCTGCTCTTTTTCTGTTTTTTTAATAACATCGTAATTATATCTTTTAAATTCGCTTTCCATAATAGTCTCAAAAATCGTTCTTTCTTTCACATGTACCGATTTATTACCTATATCGGATTTCAAATATGTATCTAACATTTCTTTCAGAGTCAATCTATGTTTGTATGCCTTTACATGAATATAATATACCTTATCATCTACCATACCGTCGTGATAGACATCATCAATAAAACAGAGATCCACATTTTTCGGTATTTTGGTACATCGTATTAAATCATCAATCGTTTTATCATGTGAAGTGCGACCTATTTCAACTGGTTGACCATTCACTTTAAACGCTGCAATAATTTGGTCAAATAATTTGTAGTTTAATTTAGTATTAAAATATTGTTTGATATCTATAGCCCATGATTTAGGACCTTGGTTGTTTGTGTAAATCATTATTTTTTTACATTTATTGTTCATTTTCTTTGTTTTCAAATAATCGAGAATTTTAAAAAGTTTAGGTCGAACAAACTCTGGGTATAAATCTAGTAATGAATCAAAATTTTTTTCACTATAATTATTATTTTTAAAATAAGTGTTTAGACAATCACAAAATATACCAAATTCTGTGAAATAACCTAATGTTTCATCCAAATCAAATACTACTATTTTATGTGGGGTATTCATTTGCGTATAGAATATAATATATATTTTGATAAAAAATCTAACCAATAAATATACTCCTCCTATGGATTTGACGGCTTCTGATTATAAAAAAATAGCTAATTATTATCAAATCCCTAAATCAAAAAATAAAACATATAAAGAAATTGCTGAAGATGTATTAGCGTCTAAATTATGTAGATGTATTAAATCAGTTGATTCTTATAATGATACTGGTCCAAATAAAATAAGTGGAGCGAAGAAAATAAGTGGAACGAAAAAAAATAGAGAGGATGTGGCGATCGGAGTATGTAGAAAAAGTATATTTCAGAACCGTAATGTTGATTTTTATGATTTTAAATGCAAAAAAAAACCAAAATTAGTAAAAAAAACAAGATCTTCTTCAGCTCTTACAAAAACATCCAAGAAAGTACGATTTGAAAAACAAATTAAGAGAAAACCAAGAACCTTGAAAAAACGGAAATATTAATTTTCCAAATAATCCAGTGCTGATATGAGTATTCTCTCTTGGTCTGTTAATTTTTGGAATATAATGTTTTCGTCTATTTTTATTTGAAATCGCCTATTCATGTTATTTTTACAAACAACATGTATACCAGTTGATATTATTTTTATGTCAATTATAAGACCACCATTTGTTAAATTTATGTTTTCTGGATTTTTTAAATTAATCCATCGAATGTATCGTCCATATTGAATATCAGTTAAATCATCTACATAACGATAATCTTGTAATTTTTTATGAAAGGTCTTTAATTTGTCGCGTGGTAGTTGTAACTTTTGAAGATAATCGTTTTTTAAAGCCTTGATTTTGCTAGTAGTTAAATTCATGACACTTGCGTTGTTTTCATTGTCTAGTGCTTTTTGTAGACATTGTCCTAATTCTGTATCAGTATCTATACAATCGTCGTTCTCTGTCATAGTATTGCTATTGCTATTGCTACTATTGCTATTGCTATTGCTACTATTGCTATTGCTATTGCTATTGCTATTGCTACTATTGCTATTGCTATTGCTATTGTTAACCATTATAATAAAAATGTATTATATTTTTATTATATTTTCATAAGTATTGTTATTAATGTTATTATTTTGAAAACAAGTTCAAATCCATCGATCCTCGAACCAATAATATATAAACAATTGTGTGAACGAATAATCCAAGGGTTGTTGGACAACCGTTTACATCTGCCAATTTACCTAAAAATCTACCTAATAATTGTTGTGTGAATTTGTAAGTGTATGGATGTATCACGAAGATAAAAATAAACGCGGAGAAGATTGAAATCTGCCATTTTGTATAACTTGAATCAGCCATTATATAGTAGGATGTGATATTTTTTCAAATTCGCAGAAAATGCATATTATGTATAATATTATCCCTGAAATTTGCCAAATACATATTGTATTGTTTGTATTTAGCGATTTTGTCCGATAAAATATATCGATTCGTGAACCACTATTTTTCATAAAAGTCGACATGAAAAACGCCAAAAATGGTGGAAATTTGTGTTTTATCGACGAAAATAGGCGAATGTATGTTGAATAAATGGATTTCGCCAAATCGTCCAATAAAAAAAGTGGCCAAAAACAGGGTTTTTTTATCGACGAAAAGTGCTAGTAGCCACACCCTAAATTATGGATTTCGGGAAAAACGGGGATAAAAAAACGACTTTTTCACTACATGTCAAGTGCAATAAAAATGGTATGAATTTATTCAAGTCCCTTGGCGATGTAGTGGACTGCCTACATATGTAGGGGAGGAAATTGAACTGAAAAAAGTGCACTGTATACGATACATGTAGGTAATTTTACTTTTCACTTTTTTTCTATACTTCATTTGACTTTTCAAAAAAACACACAAGGTTTTTGTGTTGAATTTTAAAATATGGGTCAAGAGTATGAAAAAAAAAGTGAAAAAGTGATTTAGAGCATAATGCTCACAATCCAAATTTTTTTATTTTCAATTTGTTATTGTAAAAAAAATCTAATTTTATGAAAACAATTTAGGGGTAAAATTCTATTAGTCTAATATATGGGTAAACGACTAATAAAAACCCCTAAAAATGAAAAGAAAAATTTTGCGTGTGAACCTTGCTCCTTCGTATGTAGCAACAAAAAAGATTTTGCTCGCCATTTATGCACTACAAAACATAAACGACTACTTTCGACTACTAAAGGACTAATAGAAAAAACCCCTCTAGTATGTGAGTCAGATTATTTTACCCCTAAATTAGACCTGTTACCATATGACAGTAACGATGAATTGGGTAAAAAAACCCCTTATGGTAATCCGTCAGAAAATCCAAATTCTAAAAATAATACCTTACTGACACCAAGTGACCAAAATAATAGTAAAAAAACCCCTTACCATTATGCGTGTCAAATGTGTGGTAAATCGTATATACATATGAGCTCATTATATAAACATAAAAAGGGATGCTTGGACCATGAAGCGGAAAGTCAACCCGATGAGTCAAATAAGAACACTACAATATCAAAGGAAAAAGAATCCGAATTTAAGGAACTTGTCTTGTTATTGTTGAAAGAAAATAAGGAAATACAAAAAACATTTGTAGAACTTATTCCACACATCAAGGGCAATATTACAAGCAATAGTCATAATACTACTACAAACAATAATCAATTTAACATAAATATGTTCTTGGACGAACATTGTAAGAACGCAATGAATCTAACTGATTTTATCAATTCATTACCAATTACAAATGAAACATATGACAATACTATCGAGAACGGATTAACTAAAACAATTACGAATATGGTTCTAAATGGACTAAACGATTTGGACTTATTACAGCGACCAATACATTGTACTGACCCCTCACGGAAAATAATGTATGTAAAAGACAATGATAGTTGGGAAAAAGATAATGATTTAAAAATGTTACTACATGGCATCAAGACAATATCTTCAAAACAACGCACTACATTAAATAAATGGCAAGAAGCGAATCACGGATGGAGTACAGATGAGAATCTACAGTCGAAAATGACAAAACTAATATTTCATTCCATGACAAATGTAGAGGACGATGAAAAGGAAACCAACAAAATTATCCGTGCTATTAGTAAATCTACACATTTGACAAATGACATTAAAAACGACTACCTTTGAATATTTACAATTATTTGAATTGTTATAATAATTATATTTACATTCATGTAGGTATAATTATTCATTTAAAATGGTGTTCCAAAACCACCACCGAATGCGTCATTTGCAGCCATGGGTTCCATCATGGGACTATTTGCTCCCACCATTGGGTTTTGTGGACCAGCATACATATTGTTAAAATCAGGCTCAGATTGTTGTTGAGGCATTTGTTGATTCATTGAATATTCATTTGTTCCACTTTTTATATTTGTCATTTGAGGTTGTAATTGTTGTGGAATGTCAATGTTTGGGTTCCCACTATATTGTTGGGATAATGGTTGAGTAACACGGACTTGACCGGCTTGTCCTTTTTTGGGCTGGACCTGTTGTTTGGAACCGGTTTGTCCTTCGTACAAATCCCATAATCGGTCTACTAATATTTGTACCTTTTCGCCCATTTTACTTTGCATAGTGATTGATATTAATAAAATAGAGGGGATAATGTTAATAATGTTTACATCACCATAAGTTTTTTCGCTATATGTTGGTACATAACATACCATTTTGTGAATAAAATACAATGACATGAACATGAATGATGATTGTCCAATTACTTCTAATAAAATCATTAAACTTGCTTTGTCGTCATCCACTTCTGGTACATAATTTTTGACAACCTTTAACACTACAACAACCGGCATTATTGCTAAAACTGTGTATTGAATAATATTTAATAATAGTGATTTTTGATCATCGTCAAAGGGAAATACTGTTTTTATAAATCCTTCACTATTGGTAGTTGATTTTTCTAACCTATCCATATGATTTATAATAAGATTTAAAATTATTTAAATACAAATCTTATTTTTGTATATAATGTTGAAATATGCCATCGACCTAAATAAATACAAAGACAGAGATCCTCGTCCTACAAAAGAGAACTATCATGAGGAATACCAATATTTGAATTTGCTAAAAGATTTAATGGAACATGGCACACTTGAAGAGGGTAGAAATGGAAAAACAAAGAGGGGGGTAGGGAGTGCTATGCACTTTTCATTAGAAGGTGGTAAAATTCCCGTATTTACTACTAAAAAGACTGCTGTTAAAACTGGCATTCGTGAATTATTATGGTTTATTAAAGGACAAACCGATAATAAAATTCTTACCGATCAAGGAGTTGGAATATGGAAAGGAAATACTACAAAAGAATTTTTAGAAAAATGTGGATTAGATTATGAACCCGGTCGTTCGATCGGCCCTATGTATGGTTTTCAGGCCAGATTTTTTAACGCACCATATACAGGTTGTCAAACGGATTATACCGGACAAGGAATAGACCAACTACAAAAAGTTATTGACGACCTTAAAAATCCTGAAACAAGAAACTCCAGACGACATGTAGTATCAGTGTGGAATCCAGAACAATTAGACCAAGGTGTATTAAACCCCTGTCATATTTTATATCAATTTTTTGTAACAGAGGAAAATAAATTAAGTTGTATTCTTTATCAACGTTCGTGTGACGAATTTTTGGGAATTCCTATAAATTGCTTATCATATTCAGTCTTAACTTGTATAATAGCCAAAATATGTGATTTAGAGCCATATGAATTTATACATTTTGGAGGCGATACTCACATCTATGACGATTGTTTTGACCAAGTTACAGAGCAAATAACAAGAACACCATATCCATTTCCTACACTAGAAATTTTAAACAAGAGAGAAAATATTAATGACTATGTTATTGAAGATTTTAAAATTCATGATTACCAACATCATCCCCAAATTAAAGCGGCGATGAGGGCCTAATATTTTCTTCTTTAGTCATTACTAATTTATCATGTACATCATACAATATTAAATAATATTATTTTAATTCAATATTATTTAATTATTTATTACCACTCAATATTTCTAATACGGTATTCAGATTTTTCTTGTCGCTTATTATAATCGGGTCGATTTCTTGACGATACATTTCCATCTTCATCGCATTTTCATGTATTGATTCATATATCCTTACATAATCCGTAAGTTGACTTATGTTATCTATATGCTCTGTAAATAACTCATTCAATTCAAAAATGGAAATTAAATTGTCTAATTTACATTCATCCAAATCATATATGTGCCATGGATATTTTATCTCTGTTGTATAGAGTAAATGATGTCTATAACTCTTATCTAATTCAGTAACATAATACAATGTAAATTCGGGTAGTCGTGTTGCCGCCATATTATTTTCAATATCATGTTTATCATTGTTTTTTTGCAAATATGTATTTGAATATTGCTCATTATATGACATAGTAAATTGTTAGTATATGGTGACAATAAAAATACATTATGTACACCTATTCTTTTTATGATTTATAAAATTTTTATTGTCTAAATCTTTGTATTGTAATGTTCTTATGTAATATTCGCCATCATAATTCTTGCGAATAAACTGATTTTTCTCAGTAATTGTAAACAACGGTCTACCAGAACCGTAAAATATCTCGATTTGTTTTTGTCGCCATAATTTTTGTTTTTCTTGTGGGGTTAGTTCCTTTTCCTTTTCCATATGTACTATATTTGTATTATACTAGTACTCTATTTTTATGTTTTCTAATTTTATGTTTTCTATTTTACATAATTTAGTATCCTTGATTGTCCTTATTTAATTTATTTATTAAATATCCAATGAATAACATGAATCCAATACCACATAAGATGCTAGCTATATCCATGGTATGATTGTATTAATTTTATAATGTAATTTTGATAAACTGATTGTTAATTGTTTTCTTTTTCAGTTTTAGAAAAAAACAATCAATTTTTTTATGAACCAAGTAATCTATTATTCATCCAGATAGCTATACTAAAATATTTGACCCATTATTTAGGGAAATGCGATTATATTTGTCTTTTTTAGTGTAAATTATAATTAATATGAGTTCAAGTTCATCCTTATCTGCTGCAAGAAGAAGAAGAGCTGGTGGTCAACAACCAGTTTCAAACACCACTCCAGAAAAACCAAAACCACAACAAAACCAACAACCTTCACCTAGACCAGCTGGTAATTACCCGGCACCGAATCCATACATGTTACTTCAACAACATCATGTAAAAATCAATGAATTGGAGAAAAAAATAAATGAGATTACTTCCGATAAAAATGGTGAATCGGTTCCAACAAATGTATCATTAGACACCGGTAATTCACAAATGGATCCTACGAATTTTAGTGATATGATCATAAATAGAATAGAATCACAACTAGACTTGAAGGCATTTTACGAGAATGACACCAGACTCGCTGGAGAGATGGAAGAGTTAAACAAAATTGTACAATCACAACAACTACTTATTAATGAAATGAATACCACATTGTTTCATGTTATCCAACAGTTACATTTACAAGAACCATCTATAGACGATTCTAAAGATACTCTTGAAGCAGCAGACATGCTTGTAAATATGAAAAATAATGTTACATTTGAACCTTCTGTAAACGACTATACAGGTATTGAAGATGAAGATAATTTATCTAATTACGAAGGTGCTATAGACAATGGAATAACAACATTCGATATTAGCTATGTAAAACAGAGTAGTGATATTAGAAATTATACTAACAATGTGTAAAAAAATGAAAAAATTAGTATAAAAATAAACTAGTATGAAATCATTGTTTACTGTTTTAATTTTTTGCATTGTTTTATTCATTTATATACATATAAATTTTCATTTGCGGACGAGCGATGATTTAGAAGTATATGAAATTGATCAACCATCGAAAGACAAATTGGAAGAAATTTGTGATATCCGCCAACCAGTGATTTTTGATTATAACATTGATGGTCTTATGACACAATGTAATTTAAATACAATCGAACAAAACTATGGAGCATTTGATATTAAAGTAAGAAATGTTAAAGAATATGATGATGTGACCGAAATGTATTTACCACTTACCATGGGTACAGCTAAAGAAATATTTAGAAAAGACTCGGATGAACGATATGTTAGTGAAAATAATTCGGAATTTTTAGAAGAGACCGGATTAGTTAAAGAGTTTCAATATAATGACATATTTTTAAGACCCTATTCATTGTGTAATTGTAAATACGATTATATGTTTTCTTCTACGAACACGAAAACATCGTTAAAATATGAACTGAACTACCGTAATTATTTTTTGGTGACTCAAGGCAAACTCACTGTCAAATTAATTCCTCCAAAATCATCCAAGTATTTATACACTATTAAGGATTATGAGAATTTTGAATTTCTCTCTCCTGTGAATCCATGGAATGTTCAGCCACAATTTAAAGCTGATTTCGATAAATTGAAAACATTAGAAGTTGTAATCAATCCAGGTCAAATTATATTTATACCAGCATATTGGTGGTATAGTTTTGAATTTAGCGAGAATACAAGTTTATGTGTGTTCAAGTATAAAACTTATATGAACAATGTAGCTATTTCAAATCATTTGTTAGTTAATTTACTTCAAAATCAAAATGTCAAGAGGGATAGTGTAAAGAAAAAACAAATTGAGCAAAACCAGTCGGCTTGTTCTAATGAAACAGTAGACAGTATTGCGATTGATCCAGTTAGCGTTACCGATGAAAACCAAAAAACAATTCCAATTCCAGCTTCAATGACGGACAATAACATTGTGAATGTAGAATCTACACCTATTGGCGAAATAGGAGGAACAACTAGTAACCTTATTGGCGCAGGTATTGGTGCAAGTATTGGCGCAAGTATTAGCGATTAATTTAAAAATTGATGTACAATATTAGTAATATAAACACAGTATTACTAATATTACTATTATACTCTACCAGAAGAGAATGACCGAATTTGACGACAATGTTACTACAAACAATTATAAAATAATTATAGATGACCGAAATTATGCTCAATGGAATGTGCATGATGCAAACACATTAAATCAAGTAGATAAATTACCTATAGACCCATGTGCCGAGAAGTTGTTTTCTGGAGATGTATTTGAATACAATACAAGTACCAAGACCGTAAATCGAATTCACTCAACATTACGGTCGAGTGTGAATATACCTGGGATTTTAGTATTACAGGGAGGAAAGACCTTTGGGAAAGCTAGCGGGAAAGCTAGCGGGAAAGCAAACGATAAATATTTATATAAGTGTATTCCAGATGATAAGCGAATTCCAGTGTTTATTATACCATATTCTTTAAAAATCGGCTTCTCTAAAAATATTGACAATAAATATGTTCTCTTTCATTTTGATAATTGGAACGGGAAACATCCAGAAGGCACCCTTTTAAATGTATTGGGTGATGTAGATATATTGGCCAATTATTACGAATATCAGTTGTATTGCAAAAGTCTATACGCATCAATCAACACATTTAACAAGACAACATCGGACGCATTTAAGAAAAAGACAGAGTCAGAATTTATTAATGATATGATTGAAAAATATTCTTTAATCGATAGAACGAATGAAAAAATATATAGCATTGATTCACATGATACTACTGATTATGATGACGCATTTAGTATAACCGATGTGTCGTGTGGAAATAGTGGACATAATGCATACAAAATTAGTATTTATATAGCCAATGTTCCTATATGGATGGAAGAATTAGGTCTATGGAATACATTCTCAGAGAGAATATCCACGATCTATTTGCCCGACAGAAAAAGACCAATGATGCCTAACCCATTGTCCAATTGTGTATGTAGTTTATGTGAAGATGTAGTAAGATTAGCATTTGCTCTAGATATTACCATCGTTAATAATGATATTATTGGATATAAATTTGAAAACACTTATATTAAAGTCTATAAGAATCATGTCTATGATAGTAAAGAACTTCTTGCCGATACAAATCACCAGAAAATGTTTGATGTCGTAGATAAACTGTCCAATGTGTATAAATATACCAGCAAAATTAAGACGAGTGGTGATTTGGTTAGTTATTTGATGATTTTAATGAATTATTATACGGCCCTTGAAATGGTAAAACATGGAAATGGAATTTATCGTTCGGTGAATTTTAATAAAGATGTTGAAAAACAATCCGGACTACCAGACGATGTGAATAATTTCTTAAAAATATGGAATAGTTCTGCTGGACAATATGATTTATATAATGAGAGAAAATCACATGAAATGCTAGAATTGGACGCATATATTCATTGTACATCTCCTATTCGTCGGTTGGTTGACCTATTAAATATGGCCAGACTTCAGCAGAATTTGTCGCTCACTACTTATTCTACGGAATTTGAAAAGTTTGAAACCCATTGGACAGAGCGTCTTGAATATATTAATACTACTATGCGTGCTATTCGTAAAATTCAAAATGATTGTACTCTATTAGAAATGTGTACCAATAAACCAGAAATATGTGAACGAGAACACAATGGTTACATATTTGACAAACTGGAACGCATTGATGGACTGTTTCAATATGTAGTCTATTTGCCTCAACTTAAAATTGTTTCCCGTCTTACAATTCGAAATATATTAACCGATTACAGTAATTATACATTTAAAATCTTCGTATTCCACGACGAATCATCATTAAAAAAGAAAATCCGTATTCATTTAGCTGAATGAATTGTAGCCATATATTTATCTTTGATTATGGATAATATTTTATAGTGTTATATATTATAATGCCAACACGATTTGCACACGCACAGAGTAAATATGGTGATAGGAGTTTCACATTAGGAGACGCCGCTAGGACTGCTGTCCTAGCGGCGTCAGTACCAGTACTTCCATTTGTAGCTTTGGGATATGGTATTAAAAAGGGCGCTAAGTATGGTAAAAAGGGCGCTAATATGGCAGCAAAAGGTTTCGGAAATATTACTGGTCTTAGAACACGTAGCGGTCTAACACGAAAGCAAAAGGCTGCCGCTACCGTTATGAATTCCAGAGGTGGCAGAAAACTAAAAAAATCTAATAAACGCAAATCTGTTAAAAAAAGTAAAGGTAAAAAGACAACTACACGCAAGAGAGGTAAAAAATAATCAATAATAATAATACATACATAAAGACAAAAATATCTTCTAAAATATATGCCGTATATTTTAGAAGTACAGAAATATCATGTTACTGGTAATCATGATTTTCCACAATACAATGGAAAAAGCGAACATATTGGTTATATGAATAAGGTTTTTAAAACGAAGAAGGAAGCAAGTGATTATTATGATAAATTCAATCCGCATATGCGAAAATTAAATATACTTGAAAATTGGTGTAGCGATTGGGACCCAAAGACATGTTTAATGTATGTTGTAAGAAAACGATTTACTGAATATTTAAAAATACCACCTTTTGAAAAAGAATAAAAATCTGTTTTATTTATGTAGATTTTTGAAGGTTGTAAACGTCATTGGACATTTACACCATGACTTTTTTTACTTGACGCTTACTTTTATAAATGACACTACCAACATCACTACCTTTTTTCAAATTACTACATTTCGTGTAACAGACATAGGTATTTTTTAAGTTTTTGTATTTTGTTTTACTTTTGCACAATTCCGAGGCGTACAATAGTGTTTCATTATCTGGACTTTCATCACATATGATGACATGACATGACGGAAACGAATCTAAATGAAGCCATATATAATCAGATTCGAAATCAATAATATTCCAATTATCCTGAGCATTTTCTCCTAGAATTATAATTGTGTCATTAAATTTTACTTCTTTCATGATGTATTATCTTATGCTTTGTATTTGAGTTGTATTTTCTTTGTATTAATAATACTATATTCTTGTATAGTATTATTATAATCAATTTTTCTGGTTAACGGTTTTGTTTACTTAAAATAAATATGGGTTCTTGTAATGGTTTTATCACCAGTTAGTTTTATCTCATTCTCTCTATGTTTTGAATGTTTTTTATATTCTTTCACGGACATCCAATATGTATGTGTTCTTATATTATTTGGCATCATAATGTATAACATAACATATGGAAGAATCTTTATATCTATACCACGATGTATATTTACACCTTTGAATATTTAAATTGGTGCACCCCACTCATTAAATCCATTATTAAAATAATCATAGTCTATTGGGGTGTTTGTATGACTTTTAATAACAGACAATAATTCACCACTATCTGCCATTCTTTTTAATTCTTCGTAACCACCAATGTTTTTACCATACACAAATATATTGGGGACAGTACTTCGTCCGGTTTGTCTTTTCAGATTGTTTGCTACCAGTTGTCTATTAGAAATATTGTCCAATTCGTATGTCTGTAATCCAACTTGGTATTCATTTAATAGTTGTTTTGCTTTTATACAATATGGGCATGTAGTTTTACTAAACATAGTCACGCCTCTAGGATCTACATAAAAATCTAACATTATATATTTTAGATTTTCATATTATTTTTTGATTCTTTACACATCATCGAAATGTATTAAGTAGATTTTTCAATTGTAGTGTCCTTCTTGACAAAATGTTTATTCATGAAACGCTGGATATTAAAGTATGTAATCACAGCGTCTGGTTCAGCTCCTAACAGAGATTGTAATTTTTCGTCTGGCTTAATTACCTTATTATTTTCCTGGTCTGTCAGAGAATGTTGCTTAATATAAGAACAAATAAACTTTGTTACTTCTGTTCTAGCAATACTAGTACCTTCCTCTTTTCCCATGAAATTACACAAATCTTTTGAGATAGGTGATGCTGCAGCAAATCCAGAGGGTTTCCTACTACTCTTGTTCTGTTTTTTTACAATCTCTTTTTTGTTTTGTTTAATTTCTTTTTTCACATTCTTTTCCAATGCCTTCATTTGGTTTGCCATGGCTGTTATTTGAATTTTAAATTGTCCAAGTGTATTTAATAACGATCCAAATTGATCACTTATATATTCATCTTCACCCCCATCTTGTTCATTCTTTCCATTTTGTTCTGTAGTTGACATAGTATACATTAGATACGTGTAGTGTCTTTATATATTGTTTTAATATATTATATCATTTCATGTAGAGAGTATTGTAGGCGTAATGAAAATATATTAATTTGTATATTGTCTTATGTAGTGAATGCTATTACACCATTGAATATTTAAATAATATTGAACACTAATAAGTATTCAATATTATTATGTATATTTTATAAATGATTTTATTTATGTTTTGTTTGTAAATTTGAATATTATTTTTAATTGTTTTATGCTGTTTCATTATTAGTTTCTTCTGTAGTATCGGGACAAGTTGACATAGTTCTGGCTAGTTTTGGTTTTTCCATTGGAAAATCAGTTGTCTCAGTACTAGCCTCTTGAGAAGAATCAGTCGCACCATTATTTTGGTTACGGCGTCTAGGTCTAGATGAACGATTTGCGTTTCTAGTTTCACACAACAAATTTCCGCCATTTACACCACGAATGTTAGCAGATTGATACTTGTAGTCTTTACCAGATTCTACAGTGGAAAGGACAAATTCCACATATTCACCCTGAACCAAATACTTGTATTGTTCCTCACTAACACGAATAGCAGAATGATGTGAAAATACATCCATACCTACTTTATCCCCAGCAGTTGGACCATCAATGATGGTGATAAACCCATATCCTGCCTTATTATTAAACCACTTTACACGACCATGGTACACTGTTGTATTTGTTTCACTAGAAGAACTCATTATAAGTATACATTGTCTTATCTCTTTAAACCATTTGAAATGAAATGTATTTATTGTTTGCTACGGGTATGTAATAAGTATTTCATCGTATATATAGTTGTATTCTCTCTACATAGTTTCAAACAGGAAACGAAGATATTCGTAATTTGGTTCGGTTTTATATTCTAAACTATAACAGTAAACCAACATGATGTTTATTTTGTCAGGCAACCCTTCACATAGCCTATCTGGAGAGATATTATATTTCATTTCGTATATTGATTGTAACCTATCTTTCTGCCATGGCAAGATCCCATTGTACATGTAAATGATTATATAGATCATCGATATCAAATCATCACGACGACTTGAAGATAACCCTTCGTGTAAGTAATAACTAATAAAATCGATTGTTCCAATTGTACTATCAGTGTATGTCATTGGTTTGTGTTTCCTTTTATGGTCTAAATATGGTGTCGATATCCCGAAATCTACAATATAAATATGACTATTATCAAGAGAAAACAAAAAATTCTGTGGTTTAATATCTCTATGAATTATTCCACATTTGTGTATGTATTGTATACAGTGTAACATTTGACAACCTATATGTTTTAATATGGATATTGTATTTACATTCGGCTTTGATACATTTTTACATGATTCATGATAATACCGGTCGATAGATTGACCTAATAGTTCAAACACCATGTAATTAAATGTCGAGGTTTTCCCAAAATAAAATACCCGAGGTGTAATGTTTAATGTTGTATTCATAGACGATAAAATAGCGTATTCATTCTTTAGTTGTGATTTTCTCTCTTTCTTCTCTATTTTAATTGCGATTTCCGTTTCTTTCTTAACATGGTCGTTAATGTTATAACTGTCTTTTTGTATTCCTTTCCATACTTCACCAAATGCTCCTTTTGATATCTTTTCTAGACAATAATAATTATTGATTATTGGTACACCCATTTTGTTACTACTAGTAATTATCCAGATAATAAATCTCACAAATTTTTTCATGCAGGTCGAGAGAAAATCATCGTATAGACAAATATAATTAAAATTGAAAACGAATATTACTTAGACCGATTTCATAAATATTAATAACCATGGTTGTATTATGCACATCTACTTACACAAACGACGATCCAAATGTTACCGGACATTTTGAGACCTTTCCATTTCCTCTCAGCGACTTTCAAAAATACGCGATTCAGTCCATTGTTGAGGGCAATCATATTTTAGTTACTGCTCATACAGGTAGTGGAAAAACACTTCCAGCCGAATTCGCGATTGAACATTTCGTAGCCCAAGGCAAAAAAGTTATCTATACATCACCCATTAAAGCATTATCCAATCAAAAATTTCACGAATTCACAAAAAAATTTCCCCATATTTCATTCGGTATATTAACCGGAGATATTAAATTTAATCCAGAAGCAGATGTTCTCATCATGACAACGGAAATATTACGCAACACTTTATTACAAAAAACAATCGACAATCAAGTAGATACAAAATCGGTCCCAATGCAATTCGAAATGGATTTTCAAAATGAATTGGCAGCAGTTGTATTTGATGAAATCCATTATATTAACGACCTAGACCGAGGTAAAGTTTGGGAAGAAACCATCATGTTCTTACCTAGTCATATTCAACTTATCATGTTATCGGCTACCATTGACAAATCAGAAATATTCGCCCAATGGATAGAAGATGTGAAAACAAATGAAAAATATCAAAAAAAGGTATATTTAGCACCCACGAACCATCGGGTTGTTCCACTAAATCATTACTTCTATACAACCATTCCCCAAGGAATTATGAAAAATATCAAAGACAAAGAGTTTATTAAATACATTAACGAGTTTCTACACAAACCAATTCCAATCAAAAATAGTACATCGCAGTTTCACAGGGATAATTACGATAAAGTGAGGAAATTGTTGGATTATTGTCGCAAAAATAGTTGCCATATCAAACCATCCTATGTACTAAATGAGGTTACCAAATATTTAAATGAAAACGGTATGTTACCAGCCATATGTTTTGTATTTTCGCGCAAGCTAGTAGAGAAATATGCTCAGACCATTAACATGAGTTTGTTTAGTGACGATGAAGCAAATATTCCATCTATTATTCGTCGAGAATGTGAACAGATATTGAGAAAGTTGCCGAATTTTAAAGAGTATCTCAATATGCCTGAATTCGAAATGATTACTCGTCTCTTGGAAAAAGGCGTCGCTATACACCACTCTGGTATAATGCCCATCTTTCGTGAGATGATTGAACTGTTATTTGCGAAAGGATATGTTAAACTATTGTTTGCGACCGAAACTTTTGCGGTCGGTATTAATATGCCAACCAAAACTGTACTGTTTACCGGATTTGATAAATTCAATGGTTCGTCTATGCGTATGTTGCATCCACATGAATATACACAAATGGCCGGTAGAGCTGGAAGGCGTGGTCTCGACACTATTGGTCATGTCATCCATTTAAACAATATGTTCAAATTGCCATATGGACACGATTACGAACAAATGGTCAATGGCAACCCACAGACTCTTCAATCAAAATTCTCCATCTCATATAATTTAGTTTTGAATTTCCTACAATTTAATAATAATACACTTGAATTTGCTGATAAAAGTATGTCAAATGGTGAAATCCAGCGAAGTATTCAAGGTGTTCGTGATCACATTAGTCAGTTGAAAAATGATTTGACTACAAAGAAATCAAATCCTACATATGTCTATGTTACGGAACATATGGATGAATTTGAAAAATATATTCAAATGATTGAAGATGTCAAAACATGTAAACAAAAAGCGCGCAAACAACTGGAGCGTTCCATGGCGGAAATGGAGGCGAGTAGTAAGCAATTTAAAGTACAGTTGGAACAATACAACTCGTTATTGACAATGAAGTCAGAAATAAGACAAAATGAAGAATATATTGACACATTAACATCTCATTTTCACAATAGTTTCGACAATGTTGTTCAATTTCTTCAACACTATGATTATGTCAAGGAAGAACTATGTGATGACGACGCAAATAAAAGCAAGGTTGCTATTCAAGAAAAGGGAGGAATCGCCACATTCATTCAAGAAACCCATTGTTTGGCATTTACTGATTTCCTTATTAAAGAAGATTATCTGAAGAAATATAATTCTTATGAGATTGCAGCATTATTGAGTTGTTTTGCAAACATTCGAGTAAAAGAAGACAAGAAGATATATAATGTATCGTATTTAACTACAAATACACAACTGAATGAATCTTTACAATCAATGTCGTCGATATATGATGGTTATATGGATGAAGAACTTCGTTCTGGAATAAGTCAAGCAAATAACTTGGATTACCTGTTTGAATTTGTAAATCCGATATTAGAATGGTGTGAAGCAGAAGATGAGAAAACATGTAAGGATATTATGAAGAAATGTGAATTCGAATTCGAAACATTTCCGGGTGAGTTTATTAAGGCCATTTTGAAAATAAATAATATGGTAAATGAAATGAAAAATGTGGCCGAATATATGGGGAATGTTGAACTATTACATAAGTTAACTGCTATTCCTGATTTAACCTTGAAGTTCGTAGCCACAAATCAATCATTGTATGTTTAACATTTATACAATTTATTCAAATATGTAATACATACAAAAAATAAAAATTGATTATTTTTTCCAAGTTAACGCTAACTCAAAATGAATTAAGTTTAAAATGTCAAACATAGAATCAGTAAATATTGAATCGAACACACCTAAGAAAGAACCGTTTTGTCGGGTATGTTTTAACAAGGGGAAGTCAAAAAAGGTATATCGTTCTCATTACATTTGGAGTGAAAAAAACATGGATGGAGTAATAGTATGTCCAGAATTAAAGGATTTATTAACGATGGAATGTCATTATTGTCATGAAATTGGGCATTCAACTGGGTATTGTTATAAATTGAAAACGAGAGATTTTGGATGTCGCCATTGTGATACTTTTAAACATAAACAGAAAAACTGTAAATTATATCGTGAGTGGAGGGATGAAAGAAGAATACGACGGAATGAAGAAAGAATAGAGCGACAAGAAAGAATAGAGCGACAAGAAAGAATAGAACAAATCGCTAGACAACAGGATATTGAAGATACGCAGTATAATCGAGCCATGTGGTTTTATAGAGACAATCAAAGAGAACTACATAGAATACATGACGAATATACAGACCTATTAATTAATAGACATTAATTATATGTTTGAAAACAAAAAAAATGGATTTTACTAATTGTAAATATCTTTTTCTTTATAAAATTGAATAACTTTATAAAGAACAAATTATAGCAAAATATCAAATAATAAAGTAACATATTCAATTATGAGTCATATATTCAGTTATAATTATCGTGTAAATAAACAAAATGATACTAAATATGATAATAATATAGATGTATTCTTTCAAAAAATGACAGAGAACATGGAATTGGAGGATTATATTAACAATGGTAAATATCCAGACAGATTAAAGTCAACTTTTGTAAAAAAACAATTCCCTAAAATGGAAGAGAAAATTATATACGAATTAAATGATTTACACAATAAAGAAATCGATAGTTTAAATAACAATCTAATTAACATTAGACAATCACTTGACATACTCGAACAAGAAATAAAAACAGAAATACAGAGAGAAAATACACAAACCAATAACCATAAACAAAACGAATGCCCTATATGTATGGAAGAACTCAAAGAGAGAAATTATGTCATGCCAAAATGTGGTCATCCGGTTTGTGTCAATTGCTTTGTAACAAATATGAATACAAATAAGAATGCTGGCCATTTATGTAGTCAGTGTCGTCAACATGTAATATAATTATGATATAATACAATTATTATTAAGTATTTGAATTATAGAATATAATAATCTTTTTTGTTCAGGCACGGGCTCGAACCGTGGACCTTCGGCTCATAAGACCGATGCTCTAACCAACTGAGCTACAAGAACAAAAACAATTTTTAAAACATGTTTAGGTTTATCTTAAGCCCCCCGATTCCTCGCTTAAGACTGTGGGATACTCATATTAACTGAACATGTTAATCTATCCCTCCATTTCCCATTGTGGGGATCTTTCTAGGGCGTCCACCAATCCCCTACCCGATGTGGGACTCGAACCCACGGCCACACGCTTAAAAGGCGTGCGCTCTACCGACTGAGCTAATCGGGTAAATTGTAAAGAATAATATGACTTACTATTCTCTACAATATAATACAGTGGGACCTCTTTAAACTAGTTTACTATATATAAAAATGTAAATATTTTGTTACCATATATGGTATTTATCTAAATACCTATTTATGACTTACTAGTATGTCGTCGTAGGGGGGCGAAACCCCCAAAAAAAAAATTGAAGGTGTGTATAAATTAATTAAGAATGTATTGAAAAGAATGTCAAAGGAAAAAGAGTATTGTCGTCGTTTATCGGTGCAGGGAGTGGGTGTGTATGAAGAGTTGTTGGTGTTATGTCGAGAGGTGTCGTTGCCTTGGTGTGGAGTGTTGTATGAAGGTTGTACAGGGTTGTTGTATAATGGTGGTTTGTATACGCAATGTGGAGTGAAGAGTGAAGGAAAATATTGTGTAGGATGTATAGGTATAAAGGAGAGTGGAAAGTGGAAGGGAGATGTATCAGATAGGATGAAGTGTAAGATAGGAGAATATAGTGTGGGTGGAAAGAAGGAGATATCATATATGAAGTGGTTGTCAAAGAAAGGAGTAAGTCGTGAAATGGCAGAGCGAGAGGCGTCAAGTCGTGGAATATCAATCCCATTGGTGCATTTTGAAGGAGGGATATTGAAGGAAAAAGAGGCAATTGTAGAGGCAGTTGTAGAGCCGGTTGTAGAGTTGGTTGTAGAGCCGGTTGTAGAGGTAGTTGTAGAGTCGTCTGTAGAGCCGGATGTAGAGGCAGTTGTAGAGCCGGTTGTAGAGCCGGTTGTAGTGCCAGTTGTAGAGGCAATTGTAGAGGTAGTTGTAGAGTCGTGTGTAGAGCCGGTTGTAGAGGCAATTGTAGAGTCGTGTGTAGAGCCGGTTGTAGAGGCAATTGTAGAGCCAGTTGTAGAGTCGTGTGTAGAGCCGGTTGTAGAGGCAATTGTAGAGGCAATTGTAGAGCCAGTAAAGAAAAAGAGAGGTCGTCCTCGTAAAGAAAAGTCAGTGTCATCAAACAACGAAGGTGAAGACTTGATCGCGTCTCTATTGAACGAGAGAAAAGACCAAGAAAAAAAGCAACCGGTAGACAATGTAGAGAACGAAGAGTCGCCAGAGGAAGAAGAAACATTAGTAATAAAAATAGAAATAGACGGAAAGACATATCTAAAATCAGAAGACAATACAGTATTCGACTTTATGAGTCATGATGAATTAGGAAGATGGAACGAAAAAGAAAACAAGATAGTATTAGGGTAGGTGGTAGGGGTTCCGTCCCCTTACGACGGTTGTAGAGTCGGTTATAGAGTCGGTTGTAGAGTCTGGAGGGTGAGTACATTTGTAAATAATGTTTTTTTATGGTTGGGTGTTTCCGTTAGGGGGTCCGTCCCCTTACGACGGTTGTAGAGTCGGTTGGGTTGAGTCGGTGTATAAATAGACACCGATATCTGGTTATGTAACCGATTTCCGGTTAGGCCTATATATAGGCTCGGTTAAATACTTATATGGCGATCAGATATAAGTATTTAACTTTTGGTGGGCATATAGTTCCCATTAGTCTGTTGATACTAGGGTGTTCTTGGTATTGTCGTCGAGGAAAGTAGAGTCGGTTACACCCTTGAATATCTTGTTCATGTCTTTGCGTTGTTCAGTGACATCTGTAAACAAATTACCAATGATACTGGTGAATACAGCTTGTAATTTCTCTCTGGTTTTGAATTCGGGATTCTCCTGTTGCCAAAGGTGGACTCGTTTCTTGTGTATATCCGCTAGGTCGTTAACCCCTTGTAGAAATAAGGCATGGTCTTTGTCTTTTTCCCATTTATCATTGTCCTTGACATACATAACCTTTCTCTTTTGGTCGGTACAATGTATAGGCCTTTCAACAAGTTCCATACTGTTTAAGCCATCGACCATGAGATTGGTTAGGGTGTCGGCGAGACCCTTATCCTTTGTGTTTTCATAGTCTTGGGCAGTGATGGGAAGAGACTTGATAAAATCCCCGAGATTCATAGCGTTTTTACATTGCTCATTCAAGAACATATTGATATTAAACTGGGTGTTGTTGTTGTGACTATTAGTATTGATTCCCTGTACTTTGCCAATGACATTCTGCATAAAGTCTTGGTTGTGGGTCATCATTTGAGTAAACATAGTAAACATTTTCTCTACAAGTTCAGAGTTGTCTGTGTTTGAATTAGCGTGGTGAGGTTGTTGTTGCTGTTGTGGAGATGGATCGTGTGGTTCTGGGACACCTATACATTTCTTTTTGTGTCTCCATAATCCACTTCTATTTAGATATTCTTTGTTACAGTTTGTACATATATGTACGGAACTATTTACGACATTTTTGTTGCCAGATGTTGCTAAATGGTGCTTCCTAGTGGACAAGTGTCGTTGATATTGGCTTTTTCTACTACATTTAAAGTCACAAGTTTCACACAAAAATATATTGGAACTTTCTGGAACTAAGTCGGGTGCTATATGTTGCTGGTTATATATACAATGTAAATTCTTATAATGTGAGTTTGATACACAACTACATGTATTGGTCTGTTTTAATATAGTGTTAATGTTGGAACTTTTTGGAACTAAATTGGTTGCCATGGAAGTATAATATATAGCAACAGAAAAAGTTCCTAAATCCTTTTCGCGAAAATACATAAAAAAAGTTCAGTAAGGAAATAAAAATCGGAAAAAAGGAATGAGAGCATAATGGTAAGAACCGGTTTTTTACAACTTTTTTTTCATACTCAATTGAGAATTTCAAGAAATGGACATGAATTTAATGTCCAAAACTGAATATTGGAGAACTCCTTTAAAAAAGAAAAGTTGCACTAGATCGATGGAATATGTATTTTCTCTCTACGATACTATACTACAGTGTTGTAGGTCAGATTAAATAGACACCGATATCTTGTTATGTAACCGATTTCCGGTTAGGCCTATATATAGACTCGGTTAAAGGGTGTATGATTACCCGGTTCCAATGTATTTAATTCGTATTTTCTCTCTACGCCAATAAAAAAGAAGGGTACTACCCTATCCTTTTTATTTTTAATATTTTGTGTTTGAAGAGTATACTAGACAAGTATTGAGAACAGAGAAGAGAGAAAATCAGAGGATGTGTCCGCGACATGTGGGGCAATCGTTGTTGGTATCGCGAATGGTGATATGGTTCAACATACATGTCCCATGGAACTGGTGTCCACATCGAGTCACGAACAAATCAGTTGGTTTGAGGTCTTCCATGCATATAGAGCATGTTTCAGCATGAAATGGTTGTGCCACAGGTTCGGCCAATTGTCGGTAGGTGCGCGTAGGCATATCTTCGTCATTCGTTGGGAAGAGAATAGTGGGTGTAATGTTAAGTGCTCTCTGGGAAGCGGCGCTATGAATGGGTTCTAGAGTCCTAACACCAGTTACTGGAGTGCGGTTTCGAGTAGACGGTGTATACACAATCTCAGAACGGACCATTCTCTCGGGTGTGCGTGGTGGGGTAACGATATTGATACTAGGACTCATGCAGTCTGGTTCACTCGTGTAGGAAGCGTGACTGCTTCTTCGAACACGAGAGTTACAGCGTTGAATTCGCATTTGATTTGATAAATGATTGATAAATAATTGGATGTTTATAGTGATTATGGCGAGAGAAACTTCAATTTTTTCGACCGAAAAAAAGGCACTAGGCCTCAAATTTTTAGTTAGTTAAGTAATTTATAAAGTATGAATGAGTAACGAATATATCTATCTATGCTGTGACTTCCACTGAAGCATTGGTGTTGGTATGGCCTAATTTTTCGCACAATGTTTGAATAATGTCTTGGCGATCATTGCGTTCAACCACCTTGATGGCTTTCTTGGTCTTCTTCACTTGGGCTTTCTCTTGGGCCTTCTCTTGGGTCTTGACCTCTTTGGCTAGGGCCTTCTCTTGGGCCTTGGCCTCTTTGGCTAGGGCTTTCTCTTGGGCCTTCTCTTGGGCCTTGGCCTCTTTGGCTAGGGCCTTCTCTTGGGCCTTCTCTTGGGCTCTGGTCTCTTTGGCTAGGGCCTTCTCTTGAATCTTGGCCTGCTTGGCATCCTCCTTGGCCTGAATCTTGGCTTGCTTGGCATCATCCTTGGCCTGAATCTTGGCCTGCTTGGCATCCTCCTTGGACTGAATCTTGGCCTGCTTGGCATCCTCCTTGGCCTGAATCTTGGCCTGCTTGGCATCCTCCTTCTCTTGAATCTTGGCCTGCTTTGCGGCCTCTTTGTTAGCGATATTCTCTAGTTTGGTGAGCTCCTTATCCATCTGGTCGGCAATCTTGCGTTGACGATTGAGCTCTTTCACGCGATCGGCTTTGGCTTGCTTCTTGGCTTTGACATCCTTGTTGCTCACACGATTCTCCTTGGCAAGCTTGGCCAAAGACATCATGAACTTGGGGGTGGTAAAAGTAGTAGCTGACATTGTTGTAAATTTTTGAACTGTTAAGTTTGTATTGGGATGCTTAGGATGTGTAGAGAGAAATTAACTTCAATTTTTTTTTGGATTTTGGAAAAAAATGCTTCAAAAAAACGCCACACTGACCAGGAATGCTCAAAATAGGTCAAAAATGAAAAGACCCAATATAGCCGTTACCCAAGGAGAAATATACTATCGTGAGATAGTAGGAATGAAATATTTAGGAGGCAAACAGCGACTAGGAAAACACTTGGCGCCAGTTTTACACGAAATATGGGAAAACAATGAAGACCTAAATGGATATCTAGAGCCATTCTGTGGTTCGCTAGGCGTACTCAAAAACATGACAGACATTGACACCAAAAATATACAGGCCAATGACTACCACGCGGATTTGATACAGATGTGGAAGGAGGTCAAGGTGGGTACATTCAAATACCCGACATCCATTTCGGAGAAGGAGTACTTGGAGGCCAAGCAGATGAAAAGCCCCAACGCACACAAGGCATTCGTAGGATTCGGAATGAGCTTCGGAGGACGATACTTTGGGGCCTATTCGCAGAAATACTTAAACGGAAAGAAGGAGGACTTCTGTAAAGAGATGGTCAACAGCCTCACCAGGACGGCGCCCAAGATACAGAATGTAAAGTTCACCAACAAGGACTACCGAAAACTAACGCCCAAGAAAAAACTCATATACTGTGACCCGCCCTACGCATACAACAAGTACCCCATCAAGTACAGGCGCGAGGTCAAGAAGTACGACACTTTCGACAACGAGGAGTTCTGGGAGGTCATGCGCAAGTGGAGCAAAAACAACCTGGTGGTAGTATCGGAAACAACGGCGCCGGATGATTTCGTAGAAGTTTGGAACCAAAAGAGGTACAGAAGTGCGGCCCAGAGTGCGAAGACAAGATTCAGTGAAAAATCGGACAAGCCGTCAGAGACGCACACTGTCGAAAAACTTTTCGTACACAAATCGAACGCCAAAAGGGCACAGTTGGACAACTAATGAAACACAGCGCTTCCCATAACACCCATTTCCCGTTATGTAACCCATTTCCCGTTATGTAACCGATTTCCCGTTAGTGCCACCATAATTAGACCAGGCTCTTTGCTCGGGTAGGGGGCTCGGGTCCGGTGAGTCGTAATAGTTCCGTTGATAGGGTATCTGGTCGCATGGTATCTGGTCGCAGGGTATCTGGTCCTATGGTATCTGGTCCTATGGTATCTGGTCCTATGGTATCTGGTCCTATGGTATCTGGTCCTATGGTATCTGGTCCTATGGTATCTGGTCCTATGGTATCTGGTCCTATGGTATCT